GAGAGATGAAATTGACGCTGCGGGTTGGCTTTACAAATATATCAGCCACGAACTCGTTGCGGTCAATTACTTCACCCGTATTGTTGGTTTCGTCACACACCACCTTGAAATCGGTGATGCCTCTACGCTGCTGAACAGTCTTGAGGAACGGAACAACAAGGTTCTTGAACTGAGAGCGAGTGAACGCATCGTTCTGCTCGAACAGGAAGAACTTTGAAGCCGTGGCAATTGCCTTCTCAAGAATAATGAACAGACGGCGCACATTGATGCGATCAAACGCACTTGGACGGGACTGAGCGGTTTTGTCACCGAACAGGATTACCCCTTCGCCTGGGAAAGATACCACAGGGTTTACCTGACGGGTGTACAACTCGTCACGATGTGCTTCCGCAGATGGATTGTACGCCAACTTAACAACATTCTTCAGTTGACCACGATTGAATCCTGCTGGCGAGAACCACGCTTCGTTGGTGAACTCGGTACGAGCAACCAATCCTGCAATGTCTGCGTTCAGAGGCATAATCCGAAGCACATTGTTGTAGGTGTCCAACTGGTACTTCCAACCGCTGTCAATGACTGCGTAGGATGAGTTAATGTTGAAGGTGCTGTCGCGGAAAGTCTTGAGGTTGTTCAAGGCTTCATACGGCAATTTATTTTCAACATCACTCTGTGCTGGAGAAACGAATGCCATGCAGTCAAGACGCTTCTCGCAGACATTCTGCACAACTAGTTGAGCAAGAGTGGCTGAAGCCCCACCCATTGGAAGCAGAGACACATCCACTGCATCCGCATCGGCAAACTTGTTCCATCCGTTTGCGTACAGTTCGGATACAGTTGGTGCAGCAGAAACGGCTCCCGATAGATGGAAAGAGTTTACACTATCTGCCAAGTGGGTTTGAGATGCAAGCGAAACACCAAGCGTATTCCAATTTGTCTTGGTAGCAGTAAATCCTGTGTTGGATGCCATATCGCGTGATAGTGCCCAGACATACTTGGACTGCTCGTTTATTACTGTGCGGTAGTAATTGCTACTGCCGTCAAACTTCTTTGCGTCCTCTGCGCGAGACAAGCCTTCAAACTTCTCAAGCACAGTGTTTACTGTTCCTGATAATGTGCCGTCCTTGTCAAGAACAAGCACATTGATCTGATCTCCCGATCCACCTGCGTCAAAAGCATATGGAGTGGTGAAAGAGGTGGAACCAATCGACTTTGCGTAAACGCTCTTGTGCGTATATGTTGCGTTGATGAGTTGAGCCGTGGGCAGTAGTGTTTGCAGTGTAACCGAAACTCCCGAAGCCACAGTACCAGTAACACCAAAAATGTCTCCAGCAGTTGCACTTCTTCCAGACACACCGCTTACAGTGACTGATGTTCCGTCTGCAAATGTAATTTCGTCACCCACACTAAATCCATAAGTGGTACCAGGTGCCTTAATTGTTAATGAACTGGCTCCCATAAGAGCAGCAGCAGAAAGTCCTCCTGTGGTGGTTCCTGATCCAGTTGTAACAACAACTTTCACGCTGTTTCCAATAACACCAGGATACTTGGAAGCAAACAAGGCTCCTGCTTCAGCAGGAGCGGATGCAGAAAGACCTGCGCTTGCTCCAAATTGTGTTGAGTTGGTGATAAGCAAGGTGCCTGTGGCAAAACCTGCTGTGCCACCCTTACCAACCGAAGAGTTTCTGGAAGCAGATCCAAGCACACGAACCACTTGCATATTGTTTCCATACGACAGGAAGTTTGCTGCCGTAAAGAAGTCCACATAGTTGTCGTTCTGCGGCTTGCCGAAGATACTGACAAGTTCCGTTTGGTTTGTTACGGTAACGATTTCGTCCGCAGGACCAGAGTGGAAGTAGCCAGCAAAACCACCAGGAGTGGTTGCGACAGCAGGAACAACTGTGGTCAGGTCGATTTCTTTGATACTTACGCCAGGACTTACTCTAAATGCCATTTTGGGTTCTCCTTCGTGAAGAAGTCAATTCGTGGTGACTGCGCTTCTGATTGTATGTATTATTCTGAAGGATTCACAGATGGATTAAAATGTCCACCCCATATCTAGGTTTTCGTTGGTTCCGCCGCGCCAAACTGTGCCGTGATTATCCACAATAGCAGCGGGAGCGTCACCGTCATCCACAAAGCCAAAGGGGGTCATTTCTTCTTCTAAATTTTTAATTTGTTCTTCGTACAGGTCTTTTCGGATATCGCTGCCTGTGATGCTCTTAAAATAGGCTTGGGTGGTCAGCCACGAAAACAGCACAAGTGTCATTGCAAGGTCATCATGATGGTTGTCTTCTGCCTCGAACGAGTCTCCCTTTGCCACAAAGGTGGTGAGTTCGTCCACCGTATTAAAGTCTTCCACAATGAGTTTGGTGTCTTCAATCAAATTTTTCAAAATGGAACAGCCAATACGCTTTACCGCTGTGGAGGTCTTTACCCCGTTAATGGAAGATCCTTTGGCTCCAAAGCCGCCGTTCACCACCTGACCTTTGCGTCCCTGCATGGAAACATAAATGATATTGTCGTATTCCAATTCATCGTGAAGAATGTCGGCAACCTGTCCACCAATATCATTAATTTCTACAAGGGTGTACGCGTTGTTGTACTGCCGTGCAATGGGGTAAATGGCATTGGGGTACAACATGGGAGCCAACATATTATTTCGGAATGTGGCAACCACCCGATACGGAATGCACGACACATCCACCACAGAGAACGCGTGGTAGTCTTGTCCCTGTCCCCGTGCCGTATCCACCACCATGATGTACTTGTGGTCGGGAATCGGACGCTGATATATTCGTAGCCCTTCATTATTAATAAACTCAGGTGTACGGTACACCAAACACTTCAATTTTTCAGGAGCCACAAGGGTGTGCATGGATCCCAAGAACTCAGTTTCAAACTCGGTGCGGAATTGCTCCACGCTTGTGTTCGCAATGGTTTGCTTTTTCCACTCGTCATCTCGACCAGGAACATCTCGCCAATGCACATCAAGAGCAAAGTATTCGTTCTTTCCTTCTTCGCCTGGCTTCTTTGTTGCGTTCACCCATAGGCGGTAAAACATATTCAACCCCTTGGGAGTGGACACAATAATTACCTTTGTGTCTTTACCGCTTGTAATCGTAGGGTACACCGAGGAAAAGAACTCCTCTGCCACATTTTGAGGAACATAAGCAAACTCGTCAAGCATGATACAGTTATACGAACCACCACGAACAGCCGATGACGATGTAGCCGCCGCCAATGCCTTGGAGCCGTTCTCTAGCACGATGGATCCCTTGTTCCACTCTACTACACCCTGCTGCAACCACATGGGCAGGTACTCGTAGGCTAGTTTCAGGCGACCAAGCAGTTCTCGTGCAGTACTAAGTTTATTTGCAAGAATAGCCACACTCATGTTCTGATTAAACAGAATGTAGTGCAACAGGTACGAAACCATTGTTGTGGATTTTCCGCTCTGACGCGGACACTTCATAATAACAAAGCGGTTCTTGTGAACCGATTCAATCATTTCCTCTTGGAAATCATACGGCTCGAATGGCACCAATCCTTTATCAAGAGAAACAATCTTTACATAGTTGGCAATGAAATATAGAGGATCGTTTGCACACTTCATGTACTCTTCAATCTGCTCAGGCGAGAAGTTGATATTTACTCCCGCAGACTTCAGATTGGCGTTACCAAGATACTTGTTGCTCTTACTGCTCATCGTTCTTGTCCTCTACTATAGACTCAAGCACATCAGGTCTATTGTTGAAAGCCTTGGTGGATGAACGAGCGGAATTAATAATGTCTTGCAGTTCTTTTGTTGATCCCACATAGATGGACTGATTGGTTGTTGTATTGTTTGTAACCGACTGATCTATTTTGCGGATGCTCTTCACCTTGTTGTGTAGATCCAAAAGTTCTTTGTTGGTGTCTGCTAGAGTCTTGATCATTAGCGCAACCACTTCATATGCTCGTGGCTGATCGCCTTCTTGCGCCACAGCAATAACGCCGTCAAGAGCATTTTTGCCCATGTCAACAAGTTCCTTTAGATTTTCTCGTACCACCTCGTAGTCAGTCTTCAGGTCTTTTTCTAGTTTCTCGTCTGTGAGAGGAACAGGATCAACCTTTGCAAGAACTGCATGAGGCGGAACAACAAAAGATTTCACAGGCTCTGCTCCGAGAGCCTTCTCAATATTATCAAATCCACTCATATTGTACTCCTCAGATATTCCAATCAACCGTCACACCACCCGCAGCCATTGCCGTAGCGTATGTAGTTCCACCACCAGAAAGATTCTGATACACCTTGGCGTATGCACCGTAGTCGTTGGCTTTGGAACTGGCTCCACTTGGTCCGCAAATACCAACAAGCGAGTTTGCGTAATTAGGAGTATCAGTGGTGTTTCCTGGTGCGTATGAGATGCCACCAACAAAAGTATCACTGAACATTTCACCATTCCATATACCAGCCTGAACCACGCGGATTTCCTTGTAATTCTTTTCTGCACCAAACAGATGGGTCTTCATGGTGAAATTCAGCGTAAACACAATGCTACGCCGCGTTTCAAAATCACCCTCGTAGTCTTCTTCTGTTGATACGGAATTCAGATAGATTGGAACATCAATTTTTTTATTGATAGTATCAAAGTTTATAGTAACCACGAATTCAGGAGCAAAGAACGGAAGAATCTGTTCAATGATTCGCAGACCGTCTTCCATGTTTCGCACATACACATACAGCCCAAAGTCAATGTTGTACGGAACTTCTGCGTAGGTGTAGTCTACTCCACTAGGATTGCTTGTAGTGGGACGAACAAAATGCCGTGTCACGCTGTTGCGTTTACGGTTTCCATCGTACATATATCCCGTGATTTCAAAAGAAATACGGGGAAGCGTGATCTGATTGGGATTTTGTAAATTGGGGTCACCTGCAAGTCGCACCTTGAACTTTTCTTTGCCAGCATAGGCAATAGGAATAAGCATGGTTTTTGTGCCACCGCTCTCTTCCTTGTCGATATAGATTTGGTTGAACAGAGAACCAAATGCAGCGACCATACGGCGAATCGAGCCATTGTAGAAGTTGGTGAACAATTAATAATTTCCTTCACTGAAAGGATCAGCATCAGTATGGTCGAAGATATTGTTTTGCTCTGTTTCCAAATCCAACTGCTCGTTGTCCTGCTGTTCCTGATGTCCTGCACGAACTGTGGTATCGTAAACACCAGAAATCGTATACGAGGCTCCGCTTACAACTCCAATCAGCAAATCACCAACTTCAAAAACACCTTCTCGACGATTCACTCGCATACTCTTAGCACCAGCGAGAGGAGTAGTGAATATATTAACATTTCCATACGCCTTCTTCGTTGCCAAAGCACCTGTATACACTTCTTCTCCCACAGCATAGGTTCCTGCGCCACCACCAAAGGTAAGTCCTTGCAAATATGAAGAGGAAATCTCCATGATGTCATCCATTTCGGTTTCCCCTGTACTGATCTTCTCATTCGAATACTTGAATATTTCGCAACTCAATTTGAATGAATACCGATCACCGCCTGGATAAAACGGATTGTCGTGCTTTACAAATTTGATTTCAAACATGGAGTACGGATAGTCAAAGAAGATGATATCGCCTTCTCGTGGACGACCAAGCCGCCGAATTTCATCATGGTATCCCATGACATCCATGAACCGCTTACGCGACACAATAAAGGTGGCAGCATCTTTTACATCCAAACCAAACCGACTCATTTCAGCATCGCCATCAAATCCTTCGGCGTTTTCCAAGTACATTTCGATACGACTAGAATCCACAAACTCAGAAACTTCTTCTCCAAGGATAAGATCTTCCGTTACCTTTTCGCGTGGCAAATAGATCATCTCATGACCGTGGATTTTGATTGCCTCGGTCGTGAGTGATTCAAGTAGGCTTTGTTCGCCTTTCTTGTTCCTACGAAAATACGGATTGACTGTCATGGTTATCCTGTAATAAAGTCAGGTGGATCCTGATACTTGAGCAGAACATCGTCTTCGATTTTTGTAACTTCATCCAATGCTTCTTGATAGATACGCGCCCCATTAAATGTAATATTTCCTGGTAGCGGAATGCCATCATACTTAGAGAGATTGGCACCCCACTGCCGTTTAATAAGAGCAGTAGTGTATTTCTTTAGCATTGTATCACCGTAGATTTCACCGTATGTGTCGGGATCAAGTGATGTGTACGCTTCGATAAGTAAGAACTGTCCCGCAGCGAAATCCTGCCAGTTCATGTGGATGGTGAGTTTGTTGCCGTATCGGCTGAACTGTGTCTGCTTCTCAGGATCAAGCAACTGCTGCAACATCTCCACATATTGCATTGTGGACACAAAGAAGTTCATATTGGATTGTCCTGTACGCAAACCGTAAAAGTCATTCAGTGCCATCTGATAGCGAACATTAAACACATTGTTCATCTGTAGATTAAAGCCCACCTGAAACACGCGGCTAATAGAGATGATATTCGAACCATCTAAGCCAAGAGAATTGGTATTAATATATCCGTTGGTTCTGTCTTGTTCGGTTACCTGATACTTGTAGTACCGTTTCTCGCTGGCGTGGGAGTTCCAATCCACAAAATAACGGAGAGCCTCATCAATGCG